ATTCATCCCATCTAGCTTGCGTCGTGGTCTCGTCTTCCCCCGGATATGTGGCGAAATAGGGGAATTCTCTCCGATAACGAAACGCACCTTCGCCAGCTTTAAGCATCATGCCTACTTTGCCTTGCCATAACTGCTCTAGCAAAGTCTCATCGGGCTTAATGATCAGCCCGCCCGTGATCTCAGGCTCAACATAATGCGCGACAAGCACGACATTGCCATAAAGCGGATCGAAGTCGTCCAGGTAAGGCCCAACTGTATCAAGGATCGCTTGGCGCGGGTCCTGAGCTTGCGCCAGAAATCGAAGCGCCTTCATAAAGTTTGCGGAAACGGCAACCGACATACTACGCTCTTTCCAATCGTGTTACGACGCTTTTCAGGATGCTAAGGGCCTCTTCAAGACCTCGATGCATTCCTACTTGTTGATTATACTCGTCTTGTGACAGGCCAGCCGTGAAGCTGAGCAGAACCTGCTGTTGTGTCGCTTGTAGCTCCGCAACCGTTTCCCTGTAAAGCGTAAGTTCTTCGCGTCGAAGCGTCATTTTCTATTCCAGGGTTTAAACTCTTTGATAAAACTGATCGTTGGGAACAATCCAGTGAACCGCTCGGCTCGGTCATCGAATGTCATCACCGCTGGCGGCTTCATGCGATAGAACTTTACCCGGCGCAAGGGCGCCAGATGACCGTCCCACATACCGCGTTCCTTGGCATGTTTCTTGAGCCATCGGCGCATAGCCCAAACGCCGAAAATGTGCCGTGCGCGACTGCTGTGGATGACCACGTCATATCCGGCCATCATGCAGTCCTGCATGAATTCAAACGCCTCCGGCACTGGCTCGTCCGGGATATGGAGCGCCCCGCGCCATGGCGAAGTGTAGCTGTGCACAACGCCGTCAAAGTCCAAGCATACAATGTATCGTTTCTTAGGCATGTTCTTCGCTATCCCTGACTTATTCAGTATTCCAGCCCTATTATTATCGTTATCAACGACATGACAACTATTGCCGCTAGAAAGACAAAGGCAACGAACGCCGTCGACGGTGGCGTTATGTCATCATCCACCATGCACGCCGCCCCCACGCTTGCGCATTGGCATGCCCTGCGGTCCCATAGGCCCTTGCGGTCCCATCGGGGCGCCAACAGCCACAGGAACGGGCATGGGGCGCGGTGGCATAGTCGGGCCAGCGCCCGCAGGGACAGGCACAGGAACCGGCATGGGGGCCGCTCCCTGGTCCTGCCCGCTATGCGGGTGCAGCTCAATGTGAATGTTGGGCTGATTGCCCTTGGCGTGCGTCCGGCCGCCCCGAGCCCGGTTGAGGGCTTCAGGCTTCACTTCCTCGCGGATCAAGCGCCGATCAGCGGCCACATCGGAATGCTTGACCGATCCGCCGCTCATGCGGTGCAGTTTTGTGGCCTTGGACGCGTGCGCCGCAGCCTTGATATGTTTCATCTGGATAACTCCCGTGGGTTTGGTTACCCGTCAATAATAGGGGATTTCCGGTAAATCCACCAACGCCCGCGCACGGTTGACATGCGGCGGGCGGCCAACGCCGTTGCGCGCTCGGTCCTGACGCGCCAGCAGCGACGCTGGCATAAAATCGAAAGACTGCCGTGACCAGCGAAGTGCAGGCCACATCTTCGTCCCCCGGAGCGCATCAATCCGCTCGTCAGAGCTTCCCTTGCGCTTCCGATAGGGTTCCGGATATCTGATACGCCGTTGTTTTCGTTCAGGCTTTTTCACTGGAATATAATCATAAACGCTATCGTCTATAACGAAATAGTCCGCCCGCGCGCCCTTGATCCGGTCAACCTTCTCCATCGTAGACTCTCCTTGCGGCTTCGTCGGCTGGCGCCTGGACGGGTTCTTCCCAGGTCTCGGCCTGTTGCCAGCGCCTGATCGCTGCGTTGCGCGCCAGCATTCGGCTGACTACATCATTGGTGTTTAGATTAGTTGGCGAGACGCCAACAACTCTGCGGCCGTCGGTAAGTTGCAACATGCATACCGATATACTCGTGCCAGGAAACGTAAAGTAGTGTTCATTTATCAAGGCGCCATGATGCCAAGCATCCATAACGCTGTCTACGTTTTCCATCATTCCCCCTCCGCCCACCGTTCAAGAATTGCATTGTGCACGGCGTTATGTTTTGCCAGCAGATAACCATGCTCCTCGTTTTCCGGTTGGTGAGGAATAGACGAGCCAATAACATAGCTGCCATCCTTCAGGGTCAGCAAGCACACACTAACGCCAGTACCTGGAAAGGTGAAAAATGCCTCAACAGCTATTGCCAGCTTAGCGGACTCGTCTTTACCGGCATATGTATTTATCATTTTACCCTCCGTCTGTGCGTAAAGCCCTAGAAGCTTATTTATCTGAGAGATACAACTCTCTATGGACTTGGGGCTGGATTGCTTGTTCAGTATCAGTCGGCAGATGTGTTCCATCTCCTCCCGAATAGCTTGCGCCAATTCGTCTTCTGATAGACCTAATCTGTGATCAACTGATAACATCATCTCATTCCAGCTAGCTCATTTTCAGCATTTGGGTGCACTGCAAGGTGTTCTGCAATTCGAAGTTTTTCAAGCTCCAAGTCCGATTGCATCTTGTCGTGGGCGGTCTGCGCCCTCGATTGGATATCCAGCAACTTAACCTGTGTTTGCTGCTGCGTCGCTTGAACTTTAGCTGCATTAGCTTCGCGGGCGACGTTGGCCTGTTCCGCCATCGGGTCTAGCTGCTGGCCTTGGGCTTCTGGCGCGGCCAACAACGTGTCAACGTCGTCAATGCGCATCATGCGCAACAGACGCAGCACAACCGCCTTGGCGTCGAATAGCCCTGGGGGCGCGGCTTGCGCCACTTGACCGAGGGCCGTGGCCTTCATGAGCCGGTGCACGTGGCTTGGCGTGTTAGGGTCCGACCGAGGCACGACGTTGTAAGCATTGAGGGCCATCAAAACCTTCTCTGCGTCCCAACCCGCGTGATTCGGGGTGCCGCGCCACAAGGCCTCAGGATCCTCGCGGATAAGGTCGCGGATCAACGCCAGCTCTCGGCTTTGCGCCGCGTGCAAGCGCTTATGCACCGCGTCCAAGACTTTCATGGCCTGTTCGATGGCCGCAAGCATCGTGCCGACCGGGACATCACTCCGGCCGTCAGAAGTCGGCAGATCAGCCGTCCCACCGAGGCGCTGGCCATTTGAGCTAATCAGTTCAATAAGTTGAATAAATGTCGGGTCCGGCGCCTTGTAGGGAATCGGCATGATGGCGTCGCCAAGTTTCATGCCTGCTGGCACCTCGATCGGCATGCCGCCCCCTGGTGGAACGCGGAAATTGTTGTCGACTTGCCGGGCGCCGTTCTTCGCGTAAAGCCAGCCTGGAAAGCTCGAAAACATGCCAGCGTCCAGCAGCATGCGCCAAGCTCCAGTGACGGCCAGCGTAGAATTGCCAAGTATCTGAAGTAGACCGATGTTATAGAAGCCAAATGCCGGAACAAAGCCGAAGGGTACAAAGGTTTTCTTGCGGATGCAATCCTGGTCATCTTCTTTCCAGTCACGACGTATGTCTAGGATTACCCGCGAAGTCTTTTCAATGGTTACACGATACGGAAGAGGTAGGCCTGTGACCTTCCCATTAGCGTCCTTATGCTCGAAGCCAGCCAAGTTAATGTCACAGTAGCACTCATAGATAGTATAGACCTGATCTTCTGGACGCGTGACGTTGAGGTTGACGCCATCCATTCGCGCCCGCGCGGCATCGAAAGGGTTTATGTGCGCGTCAGGCGGCGTAAGATCGACATCTCGATAGACGCCAGCAAGCACCATGCGTTTGAACGTCGTCTGCTGCATGGGTATGACATGCGTTGCGCGGGGCGCTGACTGTATATCCACAGCAGTGTTTGAAACAATCAAGTGCTCCGCGTCCACAGTCTCGGAAACAGGCCGCCGCTTGATAGGACACTTGTAGACTTTCTTGAAGCTCATGCCTGAGTACCCAGTCATAAGCAGAAGTCTATCAGTGTCTGGCACGAATTCCGTGGCTGTTTCCGTCAGAAAATAGTTCATGGCGTCTTGCAGTTCTTCGGCAAGATCGTCCATTACGGCCGTCTTTTTGCCCCAAACCTCAGTCTTGCAGGGTCCGTCAGCTGGCAACATCTCGCCGCGCGCATTGGCCTGGAAATGGAGCACGGCTTCGGCGAGCAACGGGTGGCGCACCGTGGCCATGCCCTCGACGGGCGCACTTCCACCAGCGGCGTCGCCCCGAGGTGGTTCGATCGAAAATCCGAGCAACTTCAAGCCATCCGCCCGATCACGAAGCCATTTCGTTCGTGACCTGTCGTCTTCTTCAATGCCTTCAAGTAGCCACGACGCCAGCCAAGATAACTCGCTATCGCTGACAAGTTCAGCTAGGTTTTCGTTGTGACTGCTAGGCTTGTCTGAGACTTTAACTCGCCTTGGATTAATATCAATGATAACAGAACCATCGGCTTGCTCAACAATACCAATGTCGGTATTGTCGTCATCGCCATATGAACTATCTACCGACATATTAACTCACCGTTTGTTAGGCGTTACCTTTGACGTGCTCAAGATGGCAGCTAATGTTAAGCTCTGCTTCAGCTTTGTTGGTCTTGGCGTCCAGCGCCTCAAGCACTTGTGTAATAGCTATCATGCGCCGTAAGCCAGCCGCGACGTGAGAAGCTGGCAACCTGTTTCCAGATGTGAAGCTAACACGGCACATGTCCGCGATGGCTTCCGCGTGATACCCGAGAATAGCGATAAGGTCATAGGCGGACATTTCGACAGCTTCAATATCAATACTGTTGTCATTCATAAGTCTAACCTCATACTGGGTAAAGTGGGCCTTGATCGGTCCTATGCTGCGCCGCCGCACGTTCGGCTGCGGCGGTTTCCACCCTGTGGGCAAGCTTGCCTGTTTGCCGCAACCACCACAGCCCTTGCGTGAGCGCGTCCACGCGGTCGTCATGCGCCCCGCGCGGGAAGGTCGCACACTCGTCTATCACGGCTTGCGCCCATGGCCTATCGGGGCAATACAGCATACTCGCCGCGAGAAGATGTTGCACGCGGTGCGCGCGAGTTTCTTTATCCGCGAGACCAGGGTTTATGACCTCAATCCCAAATTCGCGGTGCAGCATCAAGCGCTCAAGCTCTTGCACGACGGTCAAGCCGCTGGCTTTTGATTCGACAAGCAGCACGTCGACGGCGAACCGTCGACAGGACCAAGCCAGCCACTGGACAAGCCCCCAGGTCGGCTGCGTCCGCAGTGACCACGCGTGTTCCGATTCGCCAGATAGCCGGGGCATGGTCGGACCATGCAGCACCAAGCGCTTGGCCCACGCGCTGATCAGAAACACCCGGCAACCGTCAATCGGATCATAGTTTACACCAAGTATAACGAAGCCTGATGGGTCATTCTGCTGCTTTGTGGTGTAAGCAGGGTCAAGTGAAGCAACAATAAAATCGAATTCAGGATAGCGACCGTCTTCTGGGTCCCAAATATTCCAGTATTCTCGCTTGAATATACCGCCGCCACGCGGCTCGGGACGCTGTTGATACTGTCCGGCGAAAGCAAAGTCGCCCATAGCTTGGGCTTCGGCGATGGCCTCAGGCGGAAAGCGCTCCGGCCAAAAGCATTCGTCGTCTTCTTCGCGTGGGTCCTGCCACCCGATGCACGTTGGCGGCACCCTACCGACTTCGGCGAGCAACGGGATGCACAGATGTTCGTAGGGCATGCCCTCAGACAGGATAACGCCGCTCACATCTTCTTCATGCGAGCGCTGTTGCACCACAATAATCGCCGACTTCACCATGTGGTTTAGTCGGTTTGACAAGGCTTCCTTAAAAAAGCGTCCAGTCTCCGCGCGAATAACCTGCGACTCAATCTCTTTGATGCTATTAGGGTCGTCAAGTATCACTATGTCGGCGCGAGCGCCTGTCACCGTTCCCCTTACCGATGACGCCTGTTTGAACCCTGTTTTGTTGTTAGCCAACAGTTCCTCACCGGATTTGACCATATCAAACCGCTGGCCGTACATCTCTTGGAACTTGTCGGACTGAATGAGAAGCAGCATGCGCCGGTTGTCGCGCTCCGTGAGCGCCGCCGCATAGCTGAGGGCTAGGAAACGGCAACCAGGGCGGCCATGCTTCTTCTTCGCCTTCCGCCCGCCCGGCCCCTTCGTCGGCGCGGCTGCCCATATCCAGGCCGGGAAAAAGACGCTGGTCATCAGCGATTTGCACGAACCGGGCGGAACATTGATCAGCAGTCGAGTGATTCGCCCGTCAGCGACCGCTTCGAGATGCAGGGCCATGGAATCAAGCGCCCAACCCTCGGAAAACTCTGTGTCAGGCTCAAGCACATCCCAAAAATACCGGACAAACGCCATCAGCCCGCCCGGCCGCTGGTGGCGTGCACGCTCCTCCCGGACAAATAGCTGGCGCGCGGCGTACGCGGCTGCCTTGGCCGCGCCGAGCTGATCGAGTATGGCGCGCGCATGTTGTGCGAGCGGTCCTGAAGGGCGAATCACATCAATCGTCATCGTCTATTTCATCAGCTGTCCCATCAATGACCGGACCAGCGGGCGCATAGCCGAGCTGCGCCAGCGACGCGCTGAGCACGCCCCGCAGCTCCGCGTCGCTCATTCGATCAAAAGTTTCGTTGATACCCACAGAAATTTCCTGCTTAGGTTTCCCCCAACCGCGTTCAAGTATAACTGTCGCTGCCTGAATTCTCGCCGATGGTGGAGCGTCTTCATCTTCGATTACCTGCACTAACGCCTTCATAGCTGGCAGGGTATACTTGCGCGCAATCTGTTGAAGTTCTTCCTTTGTAACAAGAACCTCAGAAGATTGCGTTTGAATTACTAAGTCGCTTGTCTTGTCCAGCGCGGCTATAAGTGGAGCAAACTCCTTGCTCTTCAGCCAGCGCAGCGACGCCGTATTAGCATAAGCGTCATTGGCTTCTGGGTTGATTTTCTTATATGCATTTATTCGATCACCTGTGGCGACATACTCAGCCCAGAACAATTTTGCTTTCTGTGATAGCTCAGTGCTGTTTCGATCCTTTAATCTACACGACTTTTTCTTTTTATCCACTGGCTGAAACCCAAGATAAGACGTTTTTGAAGAAACATCATACTGCACAATCTGCTGGGTCGCGGTGCGCAATGTGCGCGATTCGCGGCCGATGATTGAGCAATCTGTGCAATCACGCTGAACAGATTGCATACTTTAGGCGAATACGCCGCTGTCAAGTAATTATACCTTTGGAGTATGTGCGCCGAGCGGACAAAAATAAAGGGCGGGGTTTTAACCCGCCCGGCAGCCTATCGCTGGTGATTCGTTCACTTTGGCTGGAGCTTCTTCGGCTTGTAGTTGTAGACGAATTTTAAGCCGCCCGGCGTATTCCGAATCGCTTGTAGGTCAGCACGGTGATCAGCCGACACCAACCGAGCCAGCTCAGTGCCCATAGCCCAATAATAGTGCAGCTCAGCGCGCCACGCGCGCCCGTAGGCCGCCGCGAACGCGTCCAGCGCCTCGGTATTGAACCGCTCGTCGGCCGCAACCACGGTGACAGGCTTCTCCGAAGCTTTCGCCTTGGCGCCCAGCGCGGCGTCAACCACCTTCTTTGGGACGCACGCATGGCGCCCCGGCGCGGCCTTAAAAGCTACCCAGTGCGTGGACAGCTTCACATCAATTTCGCCATAATTTATGATAACCTTACCCTCGGTCAACTCCCGCCACGGTAACATATCTGGATATGGGTCACCCTTTTTATAGTATCTGTTATTGCTCCCGGCAGTCTTGGCTATGCATTCCCTGATGAAATACTTCCCGCATTTATGTCTCACCAGCACATGTGCGTTGACGATAACAGTTCCGGCAACTGTGTCACTGGCAACAAACACCATGTTATTTGTTTCTTTCTTAGCCATATTTGCATCCCTCCGGTTTCAATCTTGGCGAACCAATACGCAGCCGCGATTCGTCATCCAGATTAGTAAGTCTACATCCCTGGAAAACGTCATCATCCCACTAGACGCAGGATCCCTGTCTATTACAGGTATATTATTTGGGCAGCTTCCCTTGGTCCGCACTGTCCATAAGTCTGCATAGTCGTCATACTCAAATATGGCCTTTAGTTCGGCCGTTATTATATAATTGCTGTTGTCAACTGTGTCAGCGCCGCGCTCTACCGCGTCCCAGTCGCTGGCGAACATAAACTGCATCGTCGTGCTCATTCATCCCTCCGTTGGCTATCTGCCGCCGCCACAATATAGATCGTATTAGGATTATCTATACGCCAATAGTCTATGTCCACACGTTCTACCAAAGGCGTAGGGAAAATAGTCCACTTACGGACAATCCGCTGTTGCATCATCCCGGTGTCTGTGGTCTAAGAGTGTCAACGGCCGCTGACGGCCAGACAGCAACACCAGACGGGGGATGACATGAACGCCGAATCCAATAACAACGCCACAGACCTGATCCGAGATATGGCTCATGTTGCTGGTCACGTGATTAAAGATTGCAACCCATATGACTTACCTGGGGTGGAAATGTACGCGGCAGGTCCAGGCGACTGGACGGTTAAATGGGGTTATATGGTCCGAGTGCACCCCGATATGATTGTCATTTACTATAAGCCCAACCGCACGTCTCCTATGGAGCATACGACGCCAACCGAGTGGGTGGTGTCGACCGTATGCGACTCAGTTGCTGAGTTCTTGGCGTGGTGCAAGCTGCATGGCGAGCTGAAAAAACCCAGCCCGGTGCAGGATTGGTGTGATTGATCAAAACCGGGCGCTGACAAAGCGCCCACTTCCAACAAAGCCAAGAGGGCGTCGCGATATGTTCGTAGGCAACCTTTGGGAGGGACATATCATGCAATATCACCTTAGAAATAGGTTCGGGGTAATTCTATATACAGCCGATCTTGACGACAGTATCGCAGAGCTATATCGCGCTAAATATGCGCTGGTACTGGCGGTTGAGTCTGGTGAAAACTTAATGGGTGTTGACTTACAAAACGCGTACTTGAA